GTCAGTCGTATCTGGATCTGGCGTACCTCGGGAAGCCTCCGGCGGAGCTGTCGGCGGAGGAAGAGGCGGAGCTTCCGAAGAACCTTCGTCGGGGCAGCTAGGCTACGCCAAGGGCGGCGAGGCCTCTGCAAAGGTCGACGACACGCACCTGATCTTTGAGACGGCGCAGAAGGCCGAAGGCGTTCCGCAGCGTCAGCTCGCATACCTGATCCGCGTCGCGAGCGGCATGAACGTGCCGCCTGATCGTGCGACGGAATTTGCCCGTCATATTATTGACGGGGATGTCAAAGGATTGACGGAGCGTTTTAAGAAGTACGGCAATTCGCGCCGCACATTGACGCGCCTCAATGCGATGTTGGGCGGAAAGTCTCATAAGAAGCGTTACGCCAAGGGAGGTCTGTTCGACGGCTCCGAGGGCGTGCTGTCTGCGCGGCAGAACGCGGCGCAGGCTTTGGCCGCTGGGGTGGGGCATCCGGCAGTAAGGAAATCTCTCCGGCGGTTCATGGGCCACACAAAGTGATGGGGTGAACATGGACTACAATTCAGCGATCGAGGCTCTCGTTGAGAAGCTTCAGAAGGATGCGAACCTGGCGGCGGCGGCGAAGGAGATCACCGACGCCGACACCGTGCGGCACTATGACAACCAGATCCCAGAAGACCTCCTGACCGAGTGCATCGTCGAGGTCGAGCGGCGCGGCTGGCAGTATGGCTGGCGGTCGAATAAGAAGCTCGGGTTCGGGCACTGGAACGTCGTTCTGTCCGATAGCAAGATTGAGCGGGAGGACGTCTACCACCTCGTGCCTGAGAGCATCCAGCGCCTGTGGGACTACATCCAGCCGCGCTTTATGCCGACGACGCCTGTCCTTGTCAGAGCCTACGCCAACGCTCACACGTTCGGCGTCGAGGGCTATGTCCACCGGGACAGCAAGCATGACGGCGATCAGACCTGCATCATCTACTATGAGCAGGACTGGAAGCCAGAATGGGCGGGCGAGACTGTCTTCTTCGACCACACCGGCGACGTGATCAGGGCGGTCCTGCCGCGCTATGGCCGCATGACGATCTTCCCTGGCAAGATGAAGCACGTCGGCAGGGCTGTGAGCAGGATTTGCCCGGTCGCCAGGCGCGTCCTCGTCCTCAAGGGCAAGCCCCTATGAGCAAACGCCCCCTTCTCGTCGTCGCCCTCAAGCGCATGGGCGCCTTCTACATGACGCACAACAGGCGCCTCGAGCGTAAGCTCGGGGAGCATCTGCTTTCCACCTATGATGCGCTGAAGAAGCTCGGCGCCGATGAGGAGGTCGCCCTTGCCGGCGGCCTTCACTCCATTTACGGCACGAGCGTCTTCCGCAAGGTGACTGTGCCACCTGAGCGCCGATCGGTCATCAAGGGCTTGTTCGGAGAACGGGCCGAGCGTCTGGCGTGGTTGTTCTCCGTTATCAATCGCCCGAAGTGCCTTGAGGGGTTAGAGCCGGTGCTGGATTGGCGCACTGGAGAGCCCATTGAGGTGTCTGAGCAAGATCTCGCCGACCTTCGGTTGATTGAGGTGGCCAATCTGGGCGATAATGGCTCGACTTTGGAGAGGTATCCCAATCTCAGAGAGATCAGGGACAAACACATGGCCCCGGCATGAGCGATCAAGACCTCCGCGCCTTAGCGGCGAAGCTTCTGAAGCATTACGCCGCCGACGGCGAGCTTTCCCCCATTGTCGAAGACATCTTCGCCAATACGGAGATCGAACGCGGTGAGGCTGGAGATCTTGAGGCCATCACGCCGGAGGAGCGGAACCTTCTGGCGCTTCTCGGCGGGTACGCTGCTGAGGCCAATGAACGCAAGCCCCTAGCCCTGACCGTGCAGGGCTGCGGCGACCCCGGCGGCGGGGATGACGACGGCGGCGACGACGATGATGGCGACGACGACGACGATGACGATGACGATGACGATGATGAGGCCGACGACGAAGAGGGCGCTGATCCAGACCCAGACCCCAACAAAGATGAATATGGCCGAGATAAGAGTGACCTTTACCAAGGAACCTATATTGGTTCCCTAGAGGGCGTCACTGGCCCTAATGGGTCTAGTGCGGGCGAAGAAGACGACGACTATTCAATCTTCGACCAGTTTCAGGCGAACTATCTTGGCCCGGCTTTTAACCCGTATGCGGATCAAGACGCCATCAACAACATCGCTGACTTCATAAATGAAATGGGCAATGCAGTTGCTCAAGGCAATGCAGCCGAGTTTCTGTCAAACAATGCTGATTTTATTAACGAAGCATCATCGTCGATTGCTGGTATGGGCGATATTGGCCTTCAAGGAAGCTTCAACTCGGCGCTGAACAGCGCCTATGATGCTGCAATCAGCCAAGGGCAGGGCACGCAGTCAGAAGATCTTGGGGCCTACGGCTCTTTGGGCACTGGCCCCGCAGGCACCGGCTATGCCGGCTCTTTCACTTCTGGCACGGGTGTCTCAGGTCAGGGCATCGGGGCCCTTGGCGAGACAGGCGCGGGGGCCTTCGGTCTGAGCGGCGTGCAGGGCCAGAGCAGCGAGTACGGCAGCCTTGGCAACGTATCAGGGCTGTCTCAGGGCGCTTTCGGCACCCTCGGCGAGGGGCCTGGCGCTGCGGGCTACGCCAGCGCGTGGAACAGCGACACCGGCGTGTCTGGACAGGGCGTTGGAGCCTTGGGCGAGACGGGCGCTGGGCAGTTCGGCCTGAGCGGCGTGCAGGGCGTTTCGCCTGATTACGGCGGTCTCACCGCTGCTGGGCTTTCGAGCCTCGCCAGCGGGCCGACTACTGGTTCTTTCCCAGCGGGCGATATTGCCGGAACGACGGGAAATTTGGGTATGGGCTCACAGGCAGGCCTCGTCGCCGGTACGGCCCCAACCGTCAGCGACATCTTTGGGCCTCCTGTATTTACGCCGCAGGAAGAGACAAGCCCTGTCATCACCGCTCCAGAACTGACGATTAGGGGCGAAAAGACGACGCCAAGCGTTGTCATCCCTGACGAGCAGGCGGTGTCGCCTGTCGTTCCGACGGCGCCTGTCGTGAAGGACGAGCCAGTCGTCACCGAGCCCGGCGCCACTGGTCCGACGGCGGAAGAGCTGCTGACCGGCGGCGGGGATGAATGGGTGCGTCCGACGGCTCTTGTTGAGGATGTAGTGGCGCCCAAAACGACCACTCCGACCGCCTCGACTTCGACTGGCACGAAGCCTGTCATTCCCCCCGAGCAGGCTCGAGCAATCGTTGAGGCCATCATTGGCCGACGTCGCACGCCTTATCTGACCGACTACTACAAGAACTACAATCCCGAGGGTCTGAAGTTCGCCATGGGCGGTCCTGTCGTGCAGTCGTCTTTCCCCGTGACGGCGTACACAGATGGCCAAGGGCCTGTCGGCGCTATAGCGGCTCCTCCGGCTCTCACTGGCTACCAAGCGGCGGGATATGACAATGTTGTTGGATCTCCGATGGCCCCTGCGCCTGCTGCGGCAGCGCCTTCCCTGTTTGGCGGTGGGCCTCTTTCTGCGGCTCGCAATACAAACGCGATGCCTGTACAATCACAAATATCGCAGAACCCTAATGTGGCGTCATCCTTGGGCTATGGCCCTCTTGCGCGTCTGACTTGAGGGTAGGAGGAATGCATGGCTATAGAGCCCGGACAGTTTGGGGACGATTACGGCGCCCTTGTCGATTACACCTACCGCCAAGAACTGGGGCGCACCGGGCCTATCGAGCAGTCGGGCGTTGATTATTGGACCGGGCTTCTCAGCTCTGGCGCCATCACTCCCAGCCAGCTTGGCGCCTTGTTCTCTGCGACGCCTGAAGGCACTGCCTTTGACCAGCGAGCTTCGACGTCAATGCCAGCCGTTGGCGGCATGACGCCTGCTGGAACTTCTCCATTGTCGCAGCCTGACCAGACAGGCTACGGAACACCCGATTACCTATCTCTTGTAAAGCAGGCTTACGGCACTGAGCTGGGACGCACAGGAGATATTGAGCAGGCTGGTCTGGATTACTGGTCAAACCTTCTCAGCACCGGCCAGATCACCCCTGATCAACTTGGTCAGCTTTTCTCGAAAACGCCCGAAGGTCTGAAATACGACATCCAGTCTCTTCAGAACAAAACGCCTTCTGGGTATGTCGCGGGTGATCTTTCTAAATACCTTGATGCAATCAACAAGGGTTATCAGGCTGAAGTCTATCGCCCCGGTGAGCTTGCTGGTCTGACGTACTGGGCCGACCAGTTGATGCAGGGCAAGCTAAAAGAGTCCGATCTCGCGAAGACGATGGCCGCGACGCCTGAAGCTCGCGTTCAGGATGCCTATCAGGCGGTGTTTGGCCGTCAGGCCGATCCTGCTGGTCTTCAGTATTGGTTTGGCAAGTTGAGCAATGGCCAGATCACCTATGACCAGATGATCCAAGCTATGAAGCAGTCTAAAGAATATCAGGCTCTCCAAAAGCCGCCTGTCACGCCTCAACCGCCTGTCGTCCCTCAGCCTCCGACTGGCGGAGATGGGTCTTCAGGCTCAGGTTTTGGTAGGGTCTTTACGCCTGCTGAGATGGAACTCTACTACACTTATGGCCAGCGTCCTGAGCATCGCTTCTATGCGCCATCTGCTCCTGCGGCGACGACCGAAGAAAACACCTGATAACAGAACAAGAGACACAACATGGCTGACGACGATAAGGACGAAGGCGTCGAAATGGAGCTGGAGGAAGAAGCCTCCGACGTCCAAGAAAACCCTGACGGGTCGGCGGTCATTACCCTTGATGAGCCAGAAGTCGCCGAAAGCGCAGAGTTCTACACGAACCTCGCTGAGGAAATGGACAACAGCATGTTGGGCGACATCTCGACCCAACTGATGAACTTCATTGAGCGCGACAAGGAAGCCCGCAAGCTCCGCGACAAGCAGTACGAAGAGGGCCTGCGTCGCACGGGTCTTGGCGATGACGCGCCTGGCGGCGCTCAGTTCCAAGGCGCGTCCAAAGTCGTGCATCCCATGCTGACCGAGGCGTGCGTTGACTTCTCAAGCCGCGTGATCAAAGAGATCTTCCCGCCGAATGGCCCCGTGAAGGAGTACATTCCCGGCGAGGTCACGCAGGAGAAGATTGAGAAGGCCGAGCGCAAGCGCAAGTTCATGAACTGGCAGCTCACGCAGCAGATGATCGAGTTTCGGTCTGAGCTAGAGCAGCTCGAGACGCAGGTGCCGCTCGGTGGCGCGCAATATCTCAAGATGTACTGGGACGATCAAAAGAACCGCCCTGTGGCGATGTTCATCCCGATCGACGACATCTATCTGCCATACAGCGCCACGAGCTTCTACAGCGCCGAGCGCAAGACGCATGTCCAGTACCTGACGAAGCTTGAGTTCGAGAAGCGCATCGGCTCGGGCATGTATCGCGACATCGACCTGATCTCGCCGCAGGAGCCGCAACAGACGGGCGCCGCTAAAGCCAACGACAAGATCGAGGGCAAGGCGCAGACGTCTTACAACGAGGACGGCCTGCGGACTGTTTACGAAGTCGCCTGCTATCTCGACTTTGAGGACAACTTCGGCCTAGCTCCTTATCTGGTGACGATCGACCAGACGACGGGCGAAACGCTCGCGGTCTATCGCAATTGGGATCCAGACGACAGCGCGCAGCAAGAACTGGTTCACATCATTGAGTTCCCGTTCGTGCCGTGGCGCGGCGCTTATCCGATCGGCCTGCCGCACATGATCGGCTCGCTGTCGGCGGCAGCTACTGGCGCCCTGCGCGCCCTGCTCGACAGCGCCCACATCAACAACTTCCCCGGCATGTTGAAGCTCAAGGGCGGCAACCGTGGCGGCCAGTCTGAGCGTATTGAGCCGACGCAGGTGACGGAGATTGAGGGCGGCGTTGGCGTCGATGACGTCCGCAAGATCGCCATGCCTGTGCCGTTCAACCCGCCGAACCCAGTCCTGTTCTCCCTGCTTGGGTTCGTTGTAGACGCCGGCAAGGGCGTTGTGCGGACGACGTTTGAAGACTTCAAGCAAGCGAGCCCGAACCAGCCCGTCGGCACGACGATGGCTCTTCTTGAGCAGGGTCTGACGGTCTTCTCCGCCATCCATGCGCGCCAGCACAACGCCATGATGATGGTGCTGAAGGTTCTGCATCGTCTGAACGCCAAGCACATCGACGACGATTACGTTGTCGAGGTGACGGGCGAAGAGATGGCGAAGGCCAAAGACTTCCAAGGCCCGATGGACGTCATTCCCGTCTCGGACCCGAACATCTTCTCCGAAGCCCAGCGCATGGCGCAGATGCAGATGGTTCTGCAACGCTCTGACGCCAAGCCTCAACTTTATGATGCCCTCAAGGTCGAAGAGCTGTTCCTTGAGCGCACGAAGATCCCGAACGCCAAAGATCTTTTGGCCAAGCGGCCTGAGCCGATCGAGCTTAACGCCGTCAACGAGAACCTCGCCCTGACGCTAGGTCGTCCTGTGGCGGCGTTCCCGATGCAGGATCACCTGGCCCATCTTCAGGTTCATCTGGACTACCTGATGTCGCCGATCTTCGGCATGAACCCGTTGATCGGGCCGACCTACATTCCAGGCGTGTTGCAGCATATCAAGGAGCATATGGCCTACTGGTACTCTCTCTCGATCTACGAGGGCGCCAGCGAGGCCGTTGGGATGCCTCTTGATATGTTCCTTGAGGGTAAGGATCAGGAGGTTAACGCCGAGGTCGACAGGACTTTGGCGATGGCGTCTCGCCGGTTTATGCCGGAGATCCAGCAGTCCCTTCAGGGTGTGCCGCCTATCATCCAGCAAGCCATGCAGGTCATGGCGCAGATGGCTCCCAAGCCGCCGTCTGACCCCGCGCAGATCTTGCAGGCCGAGACTGAGCGGAAGGCCATGGCTGATCAGGCTCGAGCCCAGATCGACCAAGAGAAGATCGGTCTGGAGCGCGAGCGTCTCGCGCGCGAGACCGCCCTTGATCAGATCAAGATGCGTGAGCGTCAGATGGAAGTCGACGCTAAGATCTCCATGAACCGCGAAGACAATATGACTGCAAAAGAGCTTGCCGTGTTCGAGGCAGAGCAGGGCATCAAGACGGCCTATTCGACTGGCCGAGGCATAAACCCCCAACCGTGAGGACGATCATGGATAAGAACCTTCTTCCGCAGCATAAGCGCCTCGCCATGGGGCTTTCTGTTAACAACGAGCCTGCCGGCGCCAGCAAGAAGATGATTGGCGACATGGTCGGCAAGCACGCCTCGTATGGCATTCACAAGAACCTGAAGGGCAACAGCGATAAGCGCCCTCAGAGCGGACTTAAATCCTTCGACGCTAGGAAATAAATCCGTTGACAGGATGGGGATATGATAGAAATCATAATCAGTGCGCTACTCGAGGAAAAAAATCGGGTAGCGCACGAAACTATGTCGCAGCCCGGTGACGGCTCATCTTTTGAGTATGGTCGCCGGACAGGTTTTTACGCCGGGCTAGAGAGGGCTATGTCCCTCATCGAGGAGACCCTGGCAAAAGAAGAAGGAGAGGAACATGACCAACGTCGTCATGTTGCAGGAAGGTGGAGACAATACTGACCTAGAGGGAAAATACTTCCCCACGGTCGACGCCGGCGTCCGTCCTTTCGGATCCCGCGTGCTGGTCCAGATCAGGGCCGCTAAGTCCATCTCTAAAGGTGGCATCATCTTTACGGACAACACGAAAGACACCGAGCGCGACAACACGCAGGTCGCCAAGGTGCTTGCGATCGGGCCTCTGGCTTACAAGAACCGCAACTCCATGGAGAGCTGGGCCGAAGGGCAGTGGTGCGGCGTTGGCGAATACGTCTTCGTCCCCAAGTACGGCGGCGTTCGTTTCGAGCGCAAGTTGCCGCCCGGCGTCGATGGTTTCGACGAGTTCGTCCAATTCGCCATCATCGACGACCTGAATGTGATTGGAGCGGTCGACGACCCCTTCAACCTCAAGTCGTTCATCTAAGGGGGCGGCCATGAACAGCACTGAGAAAGCTCAGATCCAAGAAGAAGAGATTGAGATCATTGAGGGCGACCCGCCGGAGGAAGACCATGGCGGCGAAGAAGGTCAGCAAGAAGACGAGCGTCTTTCTGACAGCCACAATGAAGACGACGAAGCGCGCCGGCAGGCCAAGCGCGAAGAGCGTCAGCGTCGCAAACAAAATCAGAAATTTGCCCGCGACAAGACGCGGGAAGAGATGCAATGGCTCCTTCAGCAGAACCAGCACCTGCAACAAAGGCTGGAAGCCATTGAAAATCAGAACCTTAACTTCCAAAAGGGTTCGCTCGACCAGAACTACAATCAGGCCCTTGGCGGCGTTCACGCTGCGGAGGCTGCGTTGGCCAAGGCCATCGAGATTGGCGACGGCGCTCGCGTTCCTGAACTCTTGCGCCAGCGTGATATGGCGCTTGCCCGCGCTGCCGAGATAAATCGCGCCAAGCAGAATGTGTCTGCTCCTGTGCCGCAAACCAATGCGGCAGTAAGCATGAAGGCGCGGCAGTGGGCTGCGGACAATCCGTGGTTCAACGCCAACAGCGCAGATCCTGACAGTCAGGTCGCCAAGGCGATCGACGCCAGCCTCGTCGCTGAGGGCTTGGATCCCGCGTCTGACCGCTATTGGGACGAACTGAATTCTCGCGTGGCGAAGTATCTTCCTCACCGTTTTGCAGAAGACGACGATGAGGACTATACTGAGCAGCGAAGGCCAGGCCGTCGCGGGCCGCCGGTTGGTGGTTCTCGCGAAATGGCCCCTGGCAAGACACAGGTTTACCTGACGCCGGAGAGGGTCAATGCCCTCAAGGACGCGGGTGCATGGGACGACCCTGTTCGTCGCAAAGAGATGCTTAGGCGCTTTGCGGAATGGGATCGACAGAATAAGGCAGCGCGCTGAAAGGGAGCGAGCGATGAGACTGGATGATGATGGACGCTTGAAGAAGACCGCCGATCCGGCACGTCGTAGCCGCGCGATGGATGATCGCCGCGTTACAGAGAACCGAGAACTCTCCGACGATGACCGTATCGAGATGTTCAGAAATGCGTTCTATCAGCACGCATTGCCGGACCTCCCTGAGATCCCCGGCTATCATGTTTGCTGGCTGACCACGACCAACCCTCGCGACAGCGTCCAATCCCGTATGCGGCTTGGCTACGAGGTCGTAAAACCCGAAGAGGTTCCGGGTTGGGAATATGCAACGCTGAAGACCGGCGAGTACGCCGGTTGCATCGGTGTCAACGAGATGATCGCGGCAAAGCTGCCCGAGCGTCTCTACTACCGCCTGATGAGAGAGGCGCATCACGACGCGCCACTGAGAGAGCAGGAACGTGTGGTATCCGACAACGACGCTATGGCGGCGCGTGCCCGTGGCTCCAAGACAAATATGATGGAAGAGGAAGGGCTTTCGGAACTGCGTCAAGCGCCTCCCAATCCTATTTTCGAATAGGGCTGGGGTTCCTCAACCTAGCGGAAGGAATTCGAGATGTCCTCGACCAACGCTCCGTTCGGCCTTCGCACGGCGTATAGCCCCTCGGGCACGATCCGTGAAATGGCCGGCACCATCATTACTGGTTACGCATCTGACATCTACACGGGTCAGCCCGTGAAGATGGGCACCAACGGCACCCTTGAGGCCGCTGCTGCTGGCGACGCCTTTATTGGCGCTTTTGCTGGTTGTCAGTACCTCCCGTCTGGCGCCCAGCGCCCGGTGATTTCGCCGAGCTGGCCCGCCAACACGGCTGCCACGGAGATCATCGCCTATTACACCATGGACCCGTACCTCGTGTACGAGATCCAGGCGGATGGCTCGATCACGCAGTCCGAAGTCGGCCAGCAGGCCAACTTCACCAACGCGGACGGCTCCAATGGCCTCGGTTATTCGACCGCGACCATTTCTGCGTCCACGAACTCGTCGGGCAACTACCAGCTCCGCATCGTTGGCATCGCCAACGGCATCAACAATGCTGCTGGTGACGCCTACACTGTCGTACAGGTTCAGATCTCGAACCATCAGTACGTCGCCACGCGCAACGCCTTCTAATTAGGGAGATCCGTCCATGGCAACTCCGATGCGTAGTACGGACTTCCGTTCCATCGTCGAACCGATCCTCAATGAGTCGTTCGACGGCGTCTACGACCAGCGCGCAGACGAATGGAAGCAGGTTTTCCGTGAAGAGCGCGGCATTCCGCGTAACTACCACGAAGAGCCCGTTCTCTTCGGTTTCGGCGCAGCCCCTGAGCTGCCCGATGGCACCGCCGTCACCTATCAGGCCGGTGGTGTTCTGTTCATCCAGCGTTACCTCTACCGTGTGTACGGTCTCGCCTTCGCCCTCACGAAAGTGCTGGTGGAAGACGGCGACCACATCCGCATCGGTCAGACGTATGCCCGCCATCTCGCCCAGTCCTTGGTCGAGACGAAGGAGACGCTGGGTGCGAACGTCCTGAACTTCTCGTTCAACGGCGCCTATCCGGGCGGCGACGGCAAGTCTCTTGTCGCCACCGATCACCCGATCATCAACGGCACCTTCTCGAACCAGCTTGCGACCGCCGCCGCGCTGTCGCAGACCTCGCTCGAGCAGCTCCTCATTCAGATCCGCAACGCCGTCGACAACAACGGCAAGCGCATCCGTCTGACGCCGACGAAGCTCGTGGTGTCTCCGTCCAACGTCTTCCAGGCTGAAGTCCTGCTGAAGTCGGTGCTGCGCGCCGGCACGGCTAACAACGACATCAACCCGGTGAAGTCGATGGGCCTCCTCGATGGCGGTCAGGCTAACCTGTCGCGTCTGACCTCGACCACCGCTTGGTGGGTCGAGACCGATGCGCCGGAAGGTCTGAAGCTCATGATGCGCCGTCCGCTCGAGAAGAGCATGGAAGGCGACTTCGAGACGGACTCCATGCGGTTCAAGGCCACCGAGCGTTATGCGTTCGGCTGGACCGACCCGCGCGGTGTCTTCGGCACCCCCGGCGTCTAATTGGCGACCGAATAAGGCAAAGGGGCGGCTGGACCGCCCCTTTGTTTTATGGGAAACTAGAACCCTCGAAACTTGGTCAAACTTTTCAAGGAGGAGACCAAAATGACGCAGTTTTCTGACGATCTCTGGCTTGGCACGGCTCTCGGGCCGCAGGTCAACTCTTACGCTGGCCCCGGCGCTGTTCTGAGCGGCGTTGGCCCCCTTGGCCGCGTGTATGTCTGGGACATCGTCCCTGCCACCAAATCCGCCACTGCTGTCTGCGCTGCTCAGGCTGTCGCCGCGGCTGGCTACGCTACGATCAACGGCGCCTCGGCGTCTGGCGGCGTCGCGACCTTTGACTACGCGCGCGCCGTGAACGTCGACAGCTCTAACGCTGGCGACACCACCCAGACCGTCACCGTCACTGGCACCGATTACTGGGGTCAGGCGCAGACTGAAGACATCGCCCTCAATGGCACGACTGCGGTCGCTGGCCAGAAGGCCTTCAAGACCATCACCGCCGTTTATGTGAGCGCCGCACTTGCGGGCAACCTGACTGTCGGCAACGAGGACGTCTTCGGCCTCCCCTATCGCGTGACCGACGCTGGCTACCTGCTGCGCGTAGGTTGGGCGGGCGCTCTCGCTGAGGACGCTGGCACCTTCGTGGCGGCTGACACCGCGACGGCGACTGCCACGACCGGCGACGTGCGTGGCACCTACGCTCCGTCGAGCGCCGCCAACGGCACTCGCCGCCTTGTGATCGCGATCGGCCTCACCTCTGTGCAGGCTGGCCCGAACGCGACGCAGACGGGCGCCATTGGCGTGACGCCGGCCTGATTGGGCTGAGGGGGCTTAGGCCCCCTCTCTTTCCCTTTGGAGGCTATAAATGCGCCCTATACAGCAAAATCTGTCTTTTTACGCTGCCGACCCGAACGGCATCTCGACGGCTCAGACGCCTGCCCAGAATGCTGACCTGACGCTTGACGGCGTTCTCGTCTCTGGCGGCGTTGCGACCCTTTCGACACCGGGCCCCGTCACCCTGACGAGCACCGACGACTTCAGCGCCGTCACCTTCACGATCATTGGCACGTCCTCCACGGGCGCCGCCTTGTCTGAGGCTATCGCTGGCCCTGACAACGAGACCGTGACGACGACGAACTCGTTTGCGACTGTCACCGAGATCCAGACCGATGCCCCTTCTGGGCTGACGACTGAGACCGTCGAGGCAGGCAGCGCGGCTGTCGGTCTTGGCGCCACTGCGTGGTGGCCGCTCGACATCTACACGCCCAATCAGGTGACGACGATCTCGGCGAACATCCTCTCTGGCTCTGCGACCTATTCGGTCGAGTTTACCAACGAGGATCCCTTCGACACGTCTATCACCCAGTTGGTCGTCGCCCATCCTGTGGCTGCTCTCACCGGCGCGTCCACAGACCAGACGGCGTTCACGACGACGCTCATGCGCGCTGTCCGCTTCAATGTGGCTTCGGGCACTGGCGTCATCCGCGCCACTGTGGTGCAGCAATCGACGGCGTGAGGTAGGTCATGAAGGGCTGGTGTTTCTCCAAGGGAGGCTACACGCCGGTCTACAAGGCCAGCGGCGGCGCTTGGACGCGCTCCGAGGGGAA